CAGGAAATCTATTCTATGCTTACCGGAAGAAGTGACGTGGAAATCAACATTCAATCACTTGCCGGCAGCGCGGCCAGTGTGATTGCAATGGCAAACACATGCAAAATGAGCCCTGTTGCGACTATAATGATTCACAACGTTTCAATGTCAGGAGCTTCCGGAGATTATCATGATATGCAGAAGAACGCAGAAATCCTGAAAACAATGAACAGTGCGCTTTCGGAAGCGTATGCAAGAAAAACAGGAAGATCAAAAGATGAAATCCTGAAAATGATGGATAAAGAAACATGGATCACAGCAGAGAAGGCTCTTGAACTTGGATTTATTGATAAGATCGAGAATTCAGGGCAGCAGTTCTTTAATTGTGTGTGCGGAGTCAGACTGACGGATGAAATACGCAATAAAGTAAAGCAGGAAAAAGAAGCCCAGGAAGCAGAAAAACAGCAGAAAAAAGAAATATTAGGAGACTTAGACCAGTATGGCGTCTGAGCGGAACGGAGGATATAAGGAATAAAAAATTATTAGAACTTTTAAACTCTATTAATGAAAAAAAAACAATGGTACAGTCCCTGGTAGAACAGGGAAAGCTGGAAGAAGCAAGAACAGCCAAGGAAGAACTTAAAAATATGCAGGAACAGTTTGACCTTCTGAAAGACATCATGGATCCGGACGGAAATGGAACAATTAAACCGCAACAGGATCCGAAACCGTTAGAAAATAACTCTATCAAAGAATTTGCTAATGCTGCAAGAAGAGGATTCCGAAATGCAACCATGGTAGAAGGCACACCTGCAGATGGAGGATATACAGTCCCGGAAGACATCCAGACACGGATTAATACCTACAGAGATGCAAAATTCTCTCTGATCAGCCTGGTTGATAAAGACAATGTAACAACAAGCAAAGGCCAGAGAACCTATAAGAAACGTGCGCAGCAGACTGGATTTGCGAAAGTGGGAGAAGGCGGAAAGATAACAGCTGGAACAACCCCACAGTTCGAAAGAATCTCATACGAGATTGAGAAATATGCAGGATACTTCCCTTGCACAAATGAACTCCTTGCGGATACAGATGAAAATATCACAGGCGTTTTGATAACATGGATTGCGGATGAGTCAAGAGTCACAAGAAATAAAATGATTCTTGAGCAGATTGCGACAAAGGATGTAACAGCGATGAAAGATCTTGATGATATCAAGAAAGCATTGAATATCACGCTTGGACAGGCATTTAAACCTACTTCTGCAATTGTGACAAACGACGATGGGTTACAGTGGCTTGATACATTAAAGGATAACGAAGGAAGATATCTTCTCCAGCCGGATCCTGCAAATCCAATGCAGCTTAGACTTTGCGCTGGATCAACAATTGTTCCTGTCAAAGTTATTCCAAACTCCGATATGCCATCCGATACAAAGACAGCAGGAAGCAGAAAAATACCAGTTATTATTGGAGATTTGAAAGAGGGTATCAAATTCTGGGACAGAAACCAGACGACTCTTATGACATCTAACATCGCCCAGATCGGAGAACTGAATGCGTTTGAAGAAGATCTTACAATCTTCAGGGCAATTGAAAGGGAAGACTGCACGGTGAAAGACAAAGAAGCGTTCGTAAACGGACAGCTGACAATTAAAGATGCAACTGTTACAGGAGTATGAGATAAGATGGTGACCTATGGATATTGATGCAGTAAAAGAGTATCTACGAATCGACGATGATGCAGACGACATGACCATAGAACTGATGATGAACGCTGCAAAAGAATACATAAAAGATGCTGTCGGGAAATGTGATGAGAAGAATCCAAAAACGCAGATGTTATTCATGCTTATCATACAGGATCTCTACGAAAATCGTGTGCTGACAGTAAAGGAAGCAGACAAACAACGACTGACACATGTGGTCGGATCAATGGTTCTTCAGCTACAGGCGTCACAACTGGAGGAAGAAAATGGTTGATATCGGAAAACTAAACAGGCGGATCACATTTCTCCGCCTGAACACTTCAGAAGATGAAATGGGTCAGGACAAATCCGAGTGGAAAAAATATCGGACAGTATGGGCGACTGTAAAACCATACAAAGCATCAGAATACAATTTCATGAGCAAATTAAAGCCGGAGGTTACACACAGAATGTACATCCGCTTCAGAAAAGATATTACTGCAGATATGAGGATTTTGTATCAGGGACACATGTATTCCATTGCAGGCCCACCGCTTGATATGGATAATGCACACAGAATGCTGGAAATCCAATGCGAGGAGGTGTTCGAAAGTGTCAAGTATCAACTTTGATTTTGACGCTTCGGAGCTGATCCAGGCAATGGAGAAGGCGACAAAACAATATCCTGCATCTGCAGAAAGAGTTTTAAAGAAAGAAGCGAAAAATATTGCTAAGGATTTACAAGGACGAGTAAATTCCGAAGNAAAGAACAGCAGTGACGAAGAAACACAGAAGCCATTAAGCAAGAGCTTCCGGCAGGGAAGAGTAATCCGTTCTGGAAGTAAAATGACAATCGCTGTAACATCATCGGCTCCTCATTATCACTTGTACGAACTTGGCCATGATATGGTTACACATAATCGGAAGGACAAGAAAGGAAGAGGAAAAGCAGGAACTGGAAAGAAAGTCGGAGAAGTAAAAGGAAGAAAAACAGTTGCAAGATATATGGCGCAGCGTGCGGATCACGCAGAGCTGATCGGACAGGAACTGCTTGACGAAATATTAAAGGAGGCTGGAATTGACTCTTAAAGAAATAAAGAAAGCGGTCAATTCCGCTTTGAAAGAAAGATATCCGGAATACAAAATCTATGGCGCAGATACAATAGAGGGCTATACCAGACCTTCTTTTTTTGTATATATAACACAGACCTTTTCAGAATCAACGAAAAATGCCAGACATAAGAATGTGGAGGTTGAAATCTATTACATACAAAAAGCGGCAAACGAGGCAGATGGAACAGATTTCTTTACAACAATGGAAAAATTGTTCGGGCAGAAACTGACAGTAGGCAGCAGAAGCTTGAACACAAGCGACATGGAATTAACCTTCCAGGGAGAAAATGCAAATGTACCAATGTGTAGATTCGACATAGAGTTCTGGGACCGGATTGAAAGACAGGAAAATGTTGAAACAATGAAAATACTTATGCTTGGACAGGAGGTAAAAGACTAGGGGTTTACCAACAATGAACGTTGTCTTTGTGGCAGCGGCAAGAAAAACAATAAGACGAGCTGAACGTGGAACGGTTGGAATGATCATAAAAGAAACAACGGTACCAACCGCAAACCCGACTGTTATTTACAGTGAAAAAGATATCCCGGAAGCATTTAGTGAAGAAAACAAAGAACAGATCAAATTTGCGCTGAAAGGAAATGACACAACTCCAAGAAAGGTAGTTGTATATGTCCTTGCAAAGACAGAAGAAAATTACAGCAAGGCTTTAGAATATTTTGAGATTAAAAAAGTAACATGGCTGTGCTGTCCGACTGTAAAGACTGATGGACAGGAAGAAAGCGTCCTGACATGGGTAAAAGAGCAGAGAGATGGCAATAGGAACAGGGTAAAGGCAATTCTGCCTGATAATACGGCGGACAATGAAGGCATTATAAATTATGCAACGAGCGAAGTGGTTGTAAACAATAAGAAATATACGCCAGAGGCGTTCTGTTCCAGGATCGCTGGACTTCTTGCGGGAACATCGTATAAAATATCATCTACATTTGCCGTGTTGGAAGAAGTAAGCGCATGTGAAAAACTGGATAAAGATGCACTGGATACTGCTGTGGATTCAGGAAAATTTGTTGTGTTCTACGATGGAGAAAAAGTAAAAGTAGCAAAAGGTGTCAACTCTCTGACGACAGTTCAGAAAGGAAAAGCTGATTCGTGGAAAAAAATCCGTGTTGTAGAGACAATGGATATGATCCACGACGATTTAGTGCTGCTGGCTGAAGATAACTATATCGGAAAGTATCCAAACACATACAGTAACAAATGTCTCTTGATATCAGCAATCAATTCTTACTTGAAAGAGTTGGAAAGAAACGGGCTGATACAGGACTATGAAATTGGACTGGATACAGAAGCGATAAAAGAATATATCATCGAAAACAAAGAGATCTCAAGAGACGAAGCAGAAGCAATGTCAGAGGAGGAAATCGAAAAACAGTATACCGATGATAAAGTTTTCCTGAAGGCATATGTGACGATCGTGGACGTAATGGAAGACATTAATCTGGAGATTACTGTGTAAGGAGGAAACAAAAGGGATAATTATACAGATGACAGAGTTATCAACGGCACTTTTGGAGAGTGCTGGATAGACAATGACTACATGGCAGAAACGACAGCTTTGCAGGCAAAGATGAAGCTTGACACGACCGAAGTTAAGAGAACCGGAACGCTGGAAAAAGGGTATAAGGTAACCGGGATTAGCGGATCTGGAACCTTGAAGCTGAATAAAGTGACATCTTATTTCATAAAGAAGATTTCAGAGAATTTAAAAAAAGGAAAAGCAACAAGAGCGACAATCATTACAAACTTAGAAGACCCAGAAGCATTTGGAGCAGAAAGAATTCGCTTAGATAACTGCGTGTTCACAGAGCTGACACTTGCGGACTGGGAAGCAGGTAAGCTGCTTGAGGAATCTATACCGTTTAACTTCAGCAGCTTCGAAGTACTTAACACAATAGATGCATAGGGGGAAAGAATATGAATTTAATTGAAAAGTTACTCAGCGTAGATAAAGCAAAAGTCACAGAGAAAGAGACAAAAAAAATTAAATCAAAGAAGCTGGCCAAACTGGTAGGCGAAGATGCAGAGATTACGATCAGAGAATTATCAGGGAAAAGATACAATGCCCTTCAGGCCATGTTATATGACAAAAAGGGAAACCGCGACATGAATGCCATATATGATTTTAATTTAATGTGCTGCGTATACGGCGTCGTGGATCCATGTTTGACTGATCAGAAATTGATGGAACATTTTGGGGCTTCTACGCCAAAGGATCTTGCGGCGATTCTGTTCGGAATGGAAACTGGAAGCATTGCATCAGAAATCGTAAAACTCTCAGGACTTGGAGATGACGCTGAAGAAGAAGTAAAAAACTTATAAAGGTGGACAGCGAAGCAAGCGTTGCTTACGCATTGTTCCGCCTAAAAAAATGGAAGCCATCGAAATATTACAACATGGGCGCGGGTGAACGATTAATCACCCGCGCTTTTTTAAAACAGGAAATACAAGACTTAAAAGAGGAAATGAAAAACAAGGGCAGGTAAGACAGTTGCAGCAGTTGTTAAGTTAATAGATGATTTCAGCAATCCGTCAAAACAGGTGGCGGCCCAGGCTCGTGACCTGGAAAAACGTTTTAACAATGTTGCTGATGTGTTCTCGCATGCCGGAGATGCATTCACATCTGCCGGAGAAACATTGACCAAGTCGGTCACTGCACCACTGGCAGCAGTCGGAACTGCGGCAATTAAGTTCTCCTCTGATTCACAGAACGCATTTCAGCAGTTTGCGGCGGCAACAGGTACCGCAACAGATGAGATGGGCAAGTATAAAGACATGATCAACAATGTCTATAAAGATAATTTCGGTGAATCAATAAATGATGTCGCAGAAGCCATGGCAACTGTTAATCAGAACATGTCTTACCTGGATGATTCGGCTCTGCAGAGATGCACGGAATACGCCTATACTCTTTCAGACACATTCGGATATGACGTTGCGGAAAGCACCAGAGCTGCAGATACCCTGATAAAAAATTACGGTGTATCTGCAAGAGAAGCTTTTAACCTGATCACCCAGGGAGCACAGTCAGGAATGGACTATTCCGGGGAAATGATAGACAGCATTAATGAATATTCAGTGCAGTTTAAGAAACTTGGACTGGATGCAGAAGATATGTTTTCCATATTTGCCAATGGCGCTCAGAATGGCGCTTTTAATCTGGATAAAGTCGGAGATGCTGTAAAAGAATTCTCTATAAGAGCAATAAATGGTTCAGATACGACAAAGCAGGGATTTGAAGCTCTTGGAATGGATGCAGCGAAAATGGCAGAGAAATTTGGAGCCGGAGGAGATACCGCAAAGGAAGCATTCAATGAAGTGATAAAAGGACTTGCTTCCATGGATGATCCTGTAGCGCAAAGCACAGCCGGTGTTAACTTATTCGGAACTATGTGGGAAGATCTGGGACCACAGGTCATAACCTCAATGTCAACTGCCAGCGACGCAATAGATAAAAGTAGAGAATCTGTCGAAGAACTGGCAAATGTAAAATACGATACATTATCAGGCGCTCTGGGAGGACTTTGGAGAACGATACAGGTAGATGTGCTGCAACCAATTGGAAACCAGTTGATTCCGTATGTCACAAAAGGGATTAATGCCATACAGAAATTTACGGACAAATGGAATAAATTAGGGCCGGCAACCCAGAAGACGATAGTCAAATTTGCAGCAGTAGCGGCAGCAGCAGGACCAGTTTTACTGGGATTTGGAAAAGTATCTACCGGAATTGGAACATTAGTTTCTGATACGGGCAAAATCGGTAGTGTGTTAAAAAAATTGACCGGAGCATCCGGGTTTTCCGGGCTTGCAAAAGTTATGACCGGCCCGTTTGGGATTGCGGCAGCGGCAGTGGCAGCAACGGCTCTGCTGATCTATAAAAACTGGGACAGAATCGCACCTATTTTGCAGAAGATAGGGGATAGATTTGTGGAATTCTGGCAGACAGTAAAACCGCAATTAGAACCGTTCATAGAATTTGTGGAAAAAATAGCATCATACCTGAAAGAGACATTCGGACCGGTAGTCGAAGAAATCTTTAATTTCGCCGGAGAATTTATCGTCGGAACATTTGATACGATTGGAGTTGCCATTGATGCGTTACTCACTATGTTCGAAGGAATTATCTCCTTTTTGAGCGGTGTGTTTAAAACAGACTGGGAATCTGTATGGAATGGATGCAAGGAGTTTGTAGGAACTGCATTCTCAGGACTGGCTGATATGGTAAAAGTTCCAATTAATGCTGTGATATCAATCGTCAATGGAGCGATCAGCAAGATTAATTCAATTCATTTTACAGTTCCTGAGTGGGTACCCGGAATAGGAGGAAAAGGCTGGGAGGGCCTTAACATACCACAAATTCCAACTCTTGCGAAAGGCACAGATAACTGGCAGGGAGGTATCGTACAGATTAGTGAAAGAGGTGGAGAGATTGTAGATCTTCCATCTGGAAGCAGGGTATATCCGCATGACGAATCCGTACAGATAGCGCGACAGGAAGCAAGAAAGAACTTTTCAGTCAAGATTGCGAAGCTTGCAGACAGTATCGTAGTGAGAGAAGAAACTGATATTGATAAAATAGCAGAAGCGATTATAAGAAAAATCGAAGAGGCAAGTGACAACATGCCACAAACAGCGTAGGAGGCAATATGGAATATTGGTTAAAAAATGGAAATAAATCAATCCAGCTTCCAATCAGACCTGAATCATTTAGCGTGACATTCGAAAATACGCATCAGACAGTAAATGTGCAGACAAAAGGGGATGTAACAATTCTTGGGAAAAAGGGACTCAAGACATATGCATTCGAGTCCTTTTTTCCGGAAAATGATTATCCCTTTGCAGATTATGCAAAAGACAGAAATCCGTGGGAATATGTAAAAGAAATTCTTAAATGGCAGGAAACGCCTATCCAGTTTATTGTCACGAAAACAAAACTGAATAAAAAAGTAATCATAAAATCATTTCAGTTTGGGGAAGAAGATGGAACTGGGGATATAAAATACTCACTTACTATGGACGATTACAGACCACCTAAGTACACTAAGCCGGCAAAAGCTGTTCTTGAACCGGTCGAATCAGATAAAAAGAAACCAGAGAAGGAGAATAACCGGCCAGACAATAAACCGAAAAAGAAGACGCATACGGTATCAGGCAAGGAAACGCTTCGGAGCATTGCGAAGAAATATTACGGTTCAGGAAGCTATAGCAGCAAGATATATAATGCGAATAAAACGGTAATAGAAAAAGAAGCAAAGAAACATGGCCACACGAGCAGCTCGCACAATGGAGTGAAAGGCTGGTGGCTCTACAATGGAACGAAACTGGTGATCCCATGAAACTGAATTGGAAAGATACGAATATAACCGGATACGTTACATCAGTAAGCTGGTCGGGAAGCGCAAAACAAGCGGCCAGATCGGTAGTATTCAATGTTGCGTATAGTCCAAATGACAAGAATGTAAAGAACCTGGGAATTAAACTGGGAGATAAAATAACATTTTATCCGGGATATCCAGATGATAAAAAGACAAAATTTATTGGGATGGTAACATGCAGGGAAAGAAAATCAGAGGCAGGGGAACTTTCGTATACTGCACAGGACGGGATGATCCATTTGCTCAGATCGTCGGGAACCTACAAATTTGCAAACAAGACGCCGGAAAAGATTACATCCTTGGTATGCAAGGATGTAAAAGTAAAAACGGGAGACCTGGCTAAAACCAAAATAAACATTCCAAAAATATTCTTCCAGGAAAGATCATATTATGAAATCATTATGGCTGCTTATACAAAAGCGTACAGAAAAAATAAAAAGCCATATATAGCCCAGATGAACAGAGATAAACTGGAAGTGATACAAAAAGGAAAAGTTATCCCCAATTTCCACATTTGCCAGGGGGAAAGAATTGTAGAATCCTCTTATTCTGAAAACATTGACAGCATGGTAAACCGAGTATACATATACAATTCGGATAATAGAAAGATAGGAAGCATAAGTAATTCAAAGTGGGCTGATAAATTCGGAATCTTTCAAAATTCTATATCTGTAGATTCGGGGAATGGAAAAGCAGAAGCGAAGACAGAGCTTCATGGGATTGATAAAACATCAAGCCTGACAATGATAGGAGACTGCAGATGCATCTCTGGATTAGGAGTGATCATAGAAGATTCCAGAACCGGACTCAAGGGAAAGTTCTGGATAGAAAATGACAGCCATGAATGGAGTGACGGTTTATACACCACAAAACTGGAACTGGCTTTTAAAAATATTATGGACGTCCAGGAAGAGGATGAAGAACAGGAAACATCTGAAGGTTCTTTTGGATCAGGGACAAGCAGCGCATTAGAGGATGTACTGAATCAGGCAAGAGCCTGGATTGGAATATCAGGGAGTACAAATGAGGCTACACAGTACTATGGATACAACGGAGTTGCATGGTGTTGTATTTTCCAATGGTCAGTTTTTAACAAATCTGGCCACGGAAATTTGTTTATGGGCGGTGGAAAAACAGCTAGTTGTTCCGAGGTAACAGAATGGTATCAAGCCAGAGGAAAATTCGGGACAGTGCCAAAAGTTGGAGCTTTAGTAGTTTACGGACCAGGAGGAGGAAGTCACATAGGTCTAGTAGAGAGTGTTTCCGGATCAGGAATAAATGATTACGTGTCGATCGAAGGTAACACTAGTGGAGCGGTAGGAGGCTTAGCAGCGAAAAAACAGTACGGGAACCGAAGAAGTGATGTATATGGATTTTGCTATATCGACTATCCTGCTACAACAATATCGACAGGAAATGACTCAGTAATATCTGGGACATCGAAACCAATACCGGCGGGACTGCAACAATCCGGCATATGTCCATGGGATTATACGATTTATCCATATTGGTATAGCCGATGGAATGGTGATTCTATGCAAAGAAGGGTTGCAGATATATGGAATGCGAAAGGACGAGCAAGCGATCATGGCATAGCGACTATAGATGGTTATTATCTTGTTGCTGTGGGATCATACTTTGGCTCTTGTGGCGACCTTATAAGTTTTACACTGGAAGGTGGGATAAAACTGAATTGCCTTGTTGCAGATGAAAAGAATGCAGGAGACAGCAGCGGCAGTGTTTATGGACATTGGCAGGACTACCCTGCTTCTGGATGGTCAATCATAGAATGGGAGAGCATGGGTGGAAGCGATTACTCAAATTCTGGAGCATTGCTCAATGTAAGCCAATGGAAAGGGAAGAAAGTGACAGCAGCTGTTAACGGAGGAAGATACAAAGGTCTATAAACATATACGAACGTTACGTAGAGCAAATGAGAAGAGCTGGGCGATATTACAATGCTCAGCCGCCTCAACTGGGAATTATGATGGATGCGGGAAAGATCAAAATAGATACCATGACGCTGGACAAAAATGATTATCTAATAAATTGTAATCTAAGATTGGACAATAAGAAGAAAATATTCATACATAATTCGAAGCCACAATCAGCAGAATATATGACGGATTCTTCACATAATGCAACACTGGAAGAATACAAGAAAAATATTCTACAGGAAGGAGACAGAGTCCTTCTTATAAAACTTAATAAACATGAAAAATATGTGGTGATAGCAAAGGTGGTGGTGCCAGAATGATGTTTCCGTTCGTGGACAACGAAGAAGATAATGAGAAAGAAGAAAATTTATATATTCCACGGGAATATGGAATCAATTTTGAAACCGGCCAGCTTTCCGGAAAGATAGTGGAAGGATACGATGCACTTCTTGTGTGGGTATGGCTGGCATTAAAAACGCCAAGATATAGATACTATATTTATTCAGAGGACTATGGACAGGAATATGAAGAACTTATCGGAAAAAGCTACTCAAAAGAACTGACAGATTCCGAACTGGAACGGATGACAGAGGAGTGCCTGACAGAAAATCCGTACATAACGGGAATTGAAAATTTTACGTGCACAAAAGACGAAGGAAAAGTAACGGTTTCATTTCGATTGATAACAGAGCTTGGAGACGGGGAGGTGAGCGCAGAGGTTTGAAGAAATGACATACGAAGCAATCATGCGATCAATGATGAAGGACATGCCAGACGATATTGATACATCAGAAGGCAGCTTGATTTTTAACGCATGCGCAAAACAGGCGGTAAGACTTGAGGAAGCTTATCTGATGCTTGCTGGAATAGAACAGAATATGTATGCAGACACAGCGGACCTGGAACACTTGATCAGGAATGGAAACGACAGAGGATGTTATATCAACCAGGCAACATATGCAGAAATGACTGCTCAATTTAACTGTGAAGTGCCGCTCGGATCACGCTGGAATCTCGACGAATACAATTACACAGTTTACAACGTGATTGATGAAAAAGAACACACATACCGGCTTGGCTGTGATAGCCCGGGCGCAGAACCAAATCACATAATGGGAGATCTCGACCCGATCGGATACGTAGATAATTTTGAATGGGGAAAAATTATTAAGTGCACGTTAGAAGGGAAAAATCAGGAAGAGACAGAAAGCTATCGCGCGAGATTACTTGCGACATATAATTACAGAGGATTTGCAGGAAATCGTGAATATTACAAAAGCCGTATAAAAGAGTTAAGCGGTGTATATGGATGCAAGCTGAAACGAGTAAAGACACCATCGGACAGAATTGCTATAACTATCATAGGGCAGGATTACAGAAAACCGTCACAGGATGTTATAACTGCAACTCAGACAGCTGTTGATCCGATTGTAAACAGCGGAGAAGGTGAGGGATTTGCACCCATCGGGCATAGGGTGACGATCACTGGCGTAGAAGAAACTAGCGTAAATATAGAGACAACAATCACATGCGAATCCGGATATACCGCTGAAGCTCTGAAAAGCTATATTAACCAGATTATTGATGAATATTTACTAAACCTGAGAAAAGAATGGGAAAATAAAGAAACAATCATCGTGAGAATACTACAAATCGAGGCGGCAGTTGTAAATATCAAAGGAATCATTGATGTGGCAGACACCAAAATCAATGGGAAAGCGGAGAATTTACAGATAACAGATGGAACCGTGCCGATAAAGGGGGATATCACATGCATATAAATGTGGAGTATCCGGATGTTGTAATAGATATAAGAGAAATAAAAGCATGCATTGATGCAGGGGACAACGTCGGAAGGATCCTTGAGGATTATCTGGAGGAGATCGACCACAATATTACGATCAAAACAGCTGAAGAATCGGGAATACAGCACAGAGAAAAGATCCTCGGGATTCAACCATTGGATACCGCCAGCCTGGAAGACCGAAAAGTGGAAGTGCTGCTGAGGTGGTGGTCCAGCCCTGTATACACAGAAACAACACTACGCCAGAAACTGGACGCAGTGCTTGGAAGAGAAAACTATATACTGGACATTGAGCTGGATAAAAAACAGGTATCATGTCAGGTTGAAGTGACGCGAAAGTATATGATCAAGGGAGTAGAAGATCTGTTTGAACAGATGGTTCCGCTCGATTATTTGCTAGAAATAACTCTTAGATACAATCAATACAAAAAATATAAACCTTATACATATAAGCAGCTAAAAGAAAAGACATATTACCAGCTGCGGAATGAGGAGGTAACATTTGCAAAAAACAATTAATTATGGATTTCCGAAGCCGGAGGATGATGATTTCTTCAACGTGAAAGATTTCGCAGACATGATGGATAAGGTTGATGAAACACTTGCGAAAGTAGAGAATGCCGGTGGAATTTATGTTGGAGGAACAAACCTTTCTGCAGAAGCTACGATTAACGATGAAGATGCGGAGTATCTTGCTCTGAGCAAAAGCACAAGCTCTATATCCGAGACGCCACTGTTTTCGAAAAACCTTGCACTGAAAATAGGGACATATTCAGTTATGATTCGAATGAAGGTTTCAGATATATCAAAAACAGATTCTATTATATCTGTAAAAATCAGAAAAAGATCATCTACGGGAGATGTTATTAAAGAAATCCGCATTTCGCCAAGTATGTTTGACGAAAATAATAAATATAAGATCTTGGGAACTATTGTAGATTTCGGAGAAGTAAAAAAAGGTACGAAAATGTACATTGAAGCGTCGATCATGAAGACGACAATAATGGAAACAGTAACAATTGACTATATGCTCGTGAACCCGGCTTACACGTCAGTATCAGCAGTATAGGAGAAGAATAAGGATCATAACAGCTGAATCTTTGAAACGGATCAAAGAAAAAGTAAAAAAAGTAATGATGAGCAGAACGGCAGAACAAATGGGAGGATCGCTGAAGGAATATGCAACACAGGAGTACGATTTTAGTATCATGCCGCGGGATGGAAAACAGATTTCGGATGAGCATATTCAAAAAATTGTTGATCCGCTTTTGGAAATCAACGATTTCCTGCCAGATAACAGTCTGAAAAAAGAAAAAACTGCACTTGAAATGACCTTGGAAAAAGCAGAAAACTTCGCGGACAAAATGCTAAACATACAGAAAGATGCAAAGGTATCGGGGTGCAGAGGGAATTGCACAGGTCTATGCGAACTGGCCTGTGCATCTACCTGCATGGGGTGCACTTCGTGCTCTGGAAACTGCAGCACCACATGCGGAAAGCAGTGCTCAGATGGCTGTGCGGGTGGCTGCGGCGGCTGCACAGGCGGCTGTTCGAGCGGCTGCACACATACATGCGGTGCAGGATGCGCTACATCAATAAAAGCTTAAAAGGAGGAATGTAAAAGGGCTTGTACATCTAGTTGCGGAACTCAGTGCGCGACAAGTTGCCAGAACACAACAAAAGGAAATTGCGGAAGCTCATGCGGAACCGCATGCTCGACTAGTTGCAAAACTGGATGCAGTGGAAATTGTGATAGGCAATGCAATAGAGCATGCGAGGATGAATGTACGGGTTGCCAGGCGACATGCGCAGATGATTGCGAAGCTGGCTGCAAAACGGATTGTTTCCAGACCTGCACGACAAATTGCGCACAGACTTGCGCAGACTGCACAAACGGATGCGGAGGCAACTGTTCTGCGACATGTGCAGATGACTGTTCGGGCAGCTGTGAAAATAGTTGCACTGGATGTGGTTATAGTTGTTCATACGATTGCTCGGGATGCTCCGGAACATGTTCGGGGTACTGTACTGGATGCGACAACAGATGCACAGCATCATGTTCGACATCATGCACCGGATGCTCTGGTTGCAGTTCGTGCGGAAGTTCATGCGGATCCGAATGCACATCTTCATGCATGGGAGGATGCGCGGAATCGTGTTCAAGTAGCTGTTCTACGATTTGCGGAGGATGCAGCACTTCATGCTCGTCAAATTGTTCTACTAATTGCGGAAATACATGCAAAGATACATGCTATGGGCAAGTTTCATCTACAGTAAAATGACCGACTTGGTCATTTTGAAAAATAGGAGGAAAAAAATGAAGTTAGTTTTAAAAAATAAACAGGAAATAGAAATAGCAGGGATGAACAATTCGTTCTCATTCGAAAAATTTAAGGATGGAAAAGGAAATGAATTAAGCTACAACAGTCTCGTCACCATGTACGTAGGAGAGAATGAAACTTTTGAATCAGTTAAGAAAAAATTATCAGACGGAAACGACTCGGAATTCACATTAAGCGTTGGGAAAACAAAAAGGGACTTCCCAGGATGGAAAGTGGACGTGATCACAGAGGATTTGTCAGACAGAGGAAGTGTGATCACAATAAAACTTGGAGCGATCTAAAGAAGGGAGAAACTATGAGAAAGATAATTGTAGAAATCGAACGAGAAAAGGCAGAATACATTGAAAGATTAAACTTTGAACTGGGATTCGCAAAAGATGTTATCCAGAGAATTATTGAATCACATCAGAATGATTCGGATATTATTAATTCTGATGCATTTAAAGCATATCAAAAAAAAGGAGCAGAGCTGGAAGCGGAGTACAAACTGGCAGTTCAGGAAATTGAAAAGTTGTATATACCGGGAGCAATAAAGAAGCATAAATATAATTGGATGCTTCCAAACAATTCGACGAAACTTGAGATCAACATAATGTGCAATTGTGAAATCGAAGGTATTGAAAATGAAAAGAACTGAGCAGTACACAGAACAATTAAGCCGATTATATCCGGAACTTCATCAGGCGAATGAAAAAGAAAAAATCTTAACGCAAACAGTCACATTTCAGGTGACGGATGACTGTAATCTGGCGTGTGCATATTGCTACCAGATCAAAAAAGGAAAACGCAAAATGAGCCTTGAAACGGCTGAGAAAATGATAGATCTGTTGCTAACCGGAGAAAAAGGGATGAAAGAATATATCAATCCTCGCAAATCTCCAGGATTGATTATTGACTTCATCGGTGGCGAACCATTGCTAGAAGCAAAATTAATAGATCAGATATGCTCATATGCAATTGACAGAATGATAGAACTTAATCACCCGTGGCTTGATAAAACGATGTTCTCTATATGCTCAAACGGAACGCTATATCATGATCCGGAAGTCGGAAGAGTGCTAAACAAATGGAAAAACAGATTGTCTTTCTCAGTTACAGTTGATGGAAACAAAGAATTACATGATTCCTGCCGCATATTCCCAGATGGAAGCCCATCATATGACTTGGCAGTATCCGCGGCAAAAGATTGGATGAATAAAGGAAATTACATGGGTTCAAAGATCACTATCGCGCCGGCCAATGTCATGCATACATACGATGCGATTGTCCATATGTTTGAACTGGGATATTACGAAATAAATGCGAACTGCGTATACGAGGATGGATGGAAACCAATTCACGCCACCGTACTATATAACGAAATGAAGCGTCTCGCGGATTACATTCTGGAAAATAACATGGATTTCGAAAATGATTATTATTGTTCGCTGTTTGAAGAGGAGTTCTTCCATCCAAAACAGGAGGATGATCTTGAAAACTGGTGTGGAGGAAACGGAGTGATGCTGGCCGTAGATCCGGCAGGAATTATATATCCGTGTTTGCGCTACATGGAAAGCTCTCTGGGAAATCAACAGGAACCTTATTCAATCGGAGATGTAGATCATGGAATCTGCCAGACGGAATGCGACAGATGCCGCGTAGAGCGTTTGAAAAAAATTGACAGGAGAACACAGAGCACAGACGAGTGCTTTAACTGTACTATCGCAGAGGGCTGCAGCTGGTGCACTGCATATAATTACCAGATTTTCGGTACACCGGACGCCAGGGCAACATATATATGCATTATGCACAAAGCAAGAGCACTGGCAAACGCTTACTTCTGGAACAGATATTACAGAAAAAATAAAATCAATAAAAGAATGAAACTATACATCCCGAAAGAATGGGCATTGGATATTATCACGGAAAAAGAATGGAATTTGCTAAAGAGGGAGGCAGAAGAGGAATAATATAATAACTGCTGCTTTTTCAGAAGCAGAAACAAATATTCGGGCCGAAACAGCGTGGCAGTATGATTACGGACAGATTCTTCGGATTCAGGGCTTAAATCTTCCAAGGGCAGTAGAAATGCATTTCTCGCTGGAAGAAACAGGTGGAACATCTGTAACAAGAATAGGAACAACGAAAGATTCTGTAACAGATGTGCCTATTCCGGATTCTATGCTGGAAAACGAAGAAACTGATCAAAATTACAAAATATACGCATTTATATACCTGAGTGAAAACACAGCTGGAAACACAGAACATAAAATAACCATACCGGTTAAAGCAAGACCAAAACCTGAGGTTCCTGGAACACCAGAAGAACCGGAGCTCTTCCGGAAAGCAGTCGAAGCCGTGAGTGAAGCAGCTGGAAGAGCAGAAAGAGCCCAGGAGCAGGCTGAAGCATGGACGCATGGACATGAGAAACATCCAGAATGTGATACAGATAATGCAAAATATTACGCTGAACAGGCAAAGAAAGAGACCACATCTATTTCGGGCAGAGTGGAAAATGGAAAGAAAGACATTGATAGTTATATCCGCCAGAAAAAAGCTGATCTGAAAGGAGAAACAGGAAATGTCTTTTTTGCTGCATTTAGAGTTGTGACAGGCAAATTAAAACTGTATTCAGATCCAGCAGTTGATAAGGTTCGGTTCCGAAGAACCGGATCACGTCTGAAGTACAGACTGAAAATGTGACAGGAGGATAAAATGAATACAGAAAATAACTACATAGAAACCGATTTGGGGAATGTTGCCTTAAATCCGAGAGGAGAATATGATTCTTCAGCTGCCTACGAATATCTTGATGCAGTTTCATATCAGGGCGGCTCATACTTCTGCCTGGCAGAGCTGGAGACAACAATCACAGGAATCGCTCCTGATTCGGGTCATAATTCAGAGCATTGGCAGATGATAGCCCTTCCAGGAGATATGACACCGGAATATATTGCAGCCTATGATGATGTGATTAATAAAGCCAAACAGGTTGAGACATCCAGAGCAGCAGTAGAGCTGTCACAGCAGGAAATAGAATCAGCTCACACGGATATGCAGCAGTTACATTCCAACACTGTGCAAGCAGCGCAGGAAGCTGAGAATAGCAGAGACAGTGCTGCAGGCTACGCCCAGAGCGCGGAGCAGTCCAGAAAGGTAGCATCAGAGTCTGAACAGAATATCAATGCGCAGATCACCGGATTTGATGGAAAAGTGACCGAATCGGTCACTTTGGCTCAGGCAGAAATTGATAAGACAAGGAAACAGGCGATACAGACTATAATCAGTCAGCAGGAGATATCCGTAAAGAATGTAAAGAGTCAGACAGAATATTATATTGCACTGAAAGAATCAGAAGCACAGCAAGGAATTACAGAACATACCAATCAGGAGATTGGAAGATTTGATGTAAACATAAAGACAGCGAAAGATAATCTGAACAAGACAATTGCGGATGCAACTGCAAAGGATACGACACTCAAAAAAACGATTTCGGACGCGGCAAATTTAAGCACAGAAATTGGAAAATCCTTAGAAGCTGTCAAAACTGCCACGACTACAGCTGAAACAGCGGCAACAAATGCAAATACCGCCGCAAAAGCTGCTAAAGACCAGGCGGCTGCCGCCAAGTCCGCAACAGATGCACTGATTGCTCAGACACAACATATAACTTTGGCAATAAATAGTGAAGACGGCGGACTTGATATCGTCTATATAGAATGATGAGGAAAATATGAAAGCTGCAGAAGTAAATATCATTTTCACGTCTGATGGACCAATCAGACCATATCAACCCAAATATGAGTCAACACGCATATGGGTAAAAAAAGACGGGCATTTATATGTATATATTCCTAAGTCATTACAAAACTATATGCACCTGGAACTTGACGATAACGGAAGACTGATTTGCATAAGTAGAGACAAGGCAAGCTTCAGGATGAAAAATGGAAGGTTGGAGGTGATGGCGTGATTTGGGAAGACTTAGGTGCAGTAAGCGCATATGCAATCGCACAAGAAGAAGGATACCTCGGAACAAAGAAAGACTTTGCTCAGATGCTTATCAATGCGGCAACTCTTCCAGATGTTGATAAAATTGTACAGTCAGCGCAGAAAGCCACGGAGGAATCCAAGAATCAGACAAAAGAAGCACAAATATTAACAGAAACTATTAAAAAGCAGACGAATCATATAAGTTTTTCCATAAACAGTGAGGATGGAGGACTTGATATTGTCTATACAGAATAACTAGAGATTATAAATAAAGGAGGAACAGAAATGGCAACAGGAGACCAGACACTCATTAATTTCCCACGCGAAAGCACTATGAAAGAAATTTCACAGGCATTGCAGACAATGGCATTTACACAGGCAGCAAACCTGGAAAACATATCAACGTGGGACCAGATCAGCGGACTTTCCAGAAATGGGTACGCTCAGAAAATTTTTGATTTCGGAGACCAGATTCTTGAGAAATGGACAGATACTGCCGCCGGCCAGGAATATGATTTCCCATGGCAGGTTACACATTTTGAAAATGTAGAACTGGAGGACGGAGAAGTCATTCCAGGAACATTCCTGGAAGCGCATTACACAACCCCATTCGGATTACAGTTTAGCAATCGTGCATTCTTGCGCTGCCCGGATGGACTGGCAGCAGGAACTTATCACCTCAAATTAGAAAAGGATTGGGGAAATAATGCAAAAGCAGACACATACTGGCAGTTTACTTTGACCAAGGCCGTACCTGCAGGCGGATCAGTATATGGATTCACACAAATGCCGGACGTTGCACCGAGTAACTGGAAAGCAACCTCTTACGCTGCCGATGGAATCACAACGATTGAAACCGTGGCAGTTACATCCGGATCAGACGGAACAGATCTGGGAACTATGCAGTACGCAACCAGAAACGGAAACCTTAATAGTATGCAGGAATCAGCATACGGCTGGAATCGCTGGAAATACTCAGCGGCCCGTCAGTGGCTCAATTCTACACAACCAAAAGGGAAATGGTGGACAAAACAGGACGACTGGGATATTGCACCGAGTCAGTTAGCCACAAAAGACGGTTTCCTCTGCGGAATGCCTGCGGATATGCTGGCAGCATTAAAGACGGTCAAAGTAACTACACTTGCGAACACGGTCAATGATGGCGGCGTGACAGATATCACATACGACAGAGTATTCCTTGCATCCATGTCTCAGATGAATGTCAACATGAGCAAAGAGGAGGGAGCAGTTCACGAATACTGGCAGCGGAGAACAAATTCCAAAACACCAATTGAACCATGGAAAACCTATCCGATTATGATTAGATATTCAGCTGCGAACCACACATCACCTCAGCATGTGTTTTCTCGTTCGGCTAACCGTGGCTACGCTAACAACGTCATGAGTGTGTACACATCCGGCTGCGTCTACAGCACGGGCGCTTGGAGCTCGAATGTGTACGCCCCGCTTGTCGTCGTATAATCAGCAATCAAATAATCCCTGCACCCACGGATGCAGGGATAGAAAGGAAAAGAAATGGCAGTTAAAGCAGGTGAGAGAAATGTACCGGACACGCCACAGAACAGACAGTTAAATGCAGTATGGTACGCAAGAGAGCTGGCGGCCTACACGATTCAGATCTGCAAGAATAAAAAGGTATTTCTTCCGGAATATCAATCTGCGCTCACGGACGATATCATCCGGACAGCGAAAGACATTTATATAAATGCCTGGACCGCAAACAATATCCGGGTAACAGAAAAGAATAAGAAAGAGCTATGGGCCTGGAGAAGCAAACTGCAGCGTCAGGCGATTCTGGATTGTAACAACTTACTTGCACTGATCGGGCTTGCGCACCCTCTCTTTCACCTGAAAGGCAAAAGGATAGAATACTGGTCAGAACAGACGTTCAAAGTTAGGAATTACATCAAGAAATGGCGAGAGTCTGATGTAGACCGGTACTCATAAAAAAATATGGGACGTAGGCTATCACCTCAGAATGTGTTTTCTCGTTCGGCTAACCGTGGCAACGCTAACAACGTCATGAATGTGAACACATCCGGCAACGTCAACAACACGAACGCATGGAACTCGAATGTGTACGCCCCGATTGTCTTCCTAAAAGCATTATGGTTATTGCATAGCAATGATCGCCTTGAAGATATAGACAAGGAGCCGAAATCCCTGGCATAAGCCTAAACAATACCGCGGATAATCGAAAGAGACAGTGCGTGACTTACATAAGCCTGCCAGCACTGAGAAACTGCGGAAGCACAAAAGATGAAAGATCATATAACAAGCTATGATAGTTTATACGAATCAATGCTGAAATGTAAGAAGGGAGTAACATGGAAACCACCAGTTAAGTCATTTGTGTTAAATGGAGAAGAAAATATACTCCGGATGAAACATCAGCATCAGGACGGGACATGGAAGAATGGGAAACCTAAAACGGTATTGATAACATATCCGAAACGCCGGGAAGCTCTCAGCATTCCGTTTAAGGATCGGGTATATCAAAGGAGCATTAATGATAATTCTCTTTATCCTCAAATGACAAAGGGATTTACTTATTCAAATTGCGCCTGCCAGACAGGAAAGGGAACAGACTTTGCAAGAACACTGGTTAAAAAATATCTATGGAATTATTACTGCAGATATGGCACAAAAGGATGGATAGTTCAGGTTGACATACATGGATACTACCTAAACATGCGGCACAGTGATGTGGAAAGGCAAATAAGGAATCTGACGGATAAGGATACAACAGAAATGTCGTGTGGAGTTTTACGAGACCAGTACGCAGGAGAAACCGGATACAATCCAGGATCTCAAATGGTACAGATTGCCGGTATTTCGCTTCTGAATCCATTAGATCATTACATCAAAGAACAGTTGCATGTAAAATACAATATCAGATACATGGATGATTTCTGGATTCTTGTTAAAACAAGAAAACAGGCCGAGAGAGTTTTTGGTGAGATAATGAAGCAATTGCAGATATACGGGCTGGAAGCAAATGGAAAGAAATCACACATAACACCGCTTGAAAAAGGATTTACATTTTTGGGATTCAACTATCGGCTGACAGAAACAGGAAGGATAATCATGACGCTTAACTCAGATAGTGTAAAGCATGAAAGAAAAACTCTTGTGAGGATGGTTCATAAATCACAGAGAGGAGAACTTGAACCGGAAAAAGTAGATGAACATCACAATTCCTGGGAAAATAATGCTGATAAAGGAAATTCGTATAAAGTAAAACAAAGGACTCAGAAATATTTAAAACAGTTAAGAAAGGGCGAAGAACATGGAAGTAAGAAAAATGACTCAGACACCTGCGGAAGCGGCAGAGGACGAGAACCTCAGAGCAACCGTAGAAAAGCAGAAAAAAATCATTGAAAACCAGAACGTAACAATTCAGTATCTGGCAGCAATGACAGACGTTTATATTCCAGAAGAAACAGAGGAGGAAGAAGAAGATGTACAGAATTTTATTGAAAATGAAGAAAATGTATAACCACGAAAATTGGCTGAAAATGGTAGAACAGGCAAAGGAACGTGGAAAACTTACAGATAAAGAATATCAGGAACTCATTTCTTTACCAGAGGAGAATAAATGACAAAATTACAGATCATAAGCAAACTCTGGTCCATCATCTTCGACTTGATTCTGATCATAAAAGGCGAGAGTGATAAAAGTCTTGAAGATATTGAAAAGGATATAGATATCGCAGAATACAACTGCCGCCGATATGCAGATACCGAAGATGATGAACTGCCAGAGAATATAAGAACAGAGCCACTGAAAGACATATTACCGTTTTAAAATTGCGACGGCGCAAATCGGAGAAAGAGTGATATAATTAACTAAAGAATGTTTTTAGTTAATTTAATTAGGTAACAAAAATTCTAATCCAAAAAATAATTGACACATATAGCTCGCTGTGTTATATGTTGTAACATATGAAACGGAGGTGTTACAAATGGCAAAAGTAAAAGATACAGGATATAGAATGATTATAGAAAATCATGGTGGAAGATGGATGTTTGTCAATGACGATATTTATAGTTTTATGAAATGTTCAAATTGTAAAGAGCAGATTTTAATTAAAGATGCTGAAGGATATTGCCCTAATTGCGGAGTAAAATTAGAGGGTGTGGGAGATTAATAAAGAAGCGATTGAAAGAATCATTCGATTGATAGGGGAACGTGCCGAACTGGATAGACCATTGACACCACATCTATTTCGACATACCCTTGCTACACATCTTCTGCAGAGAGGTAAAAAGATTTTGGGGCATGTCAATATAAATACAACAACAATATACGCCAAAGTAGCGGATGAGGATGTGAAAGCATCACACATGAAATATGCGATTTAAAAAGCAGAGAGGACAGAAATGTCCTCTTTTTGTTTAGGAGAAATTTATGAGAAAAATCAGAGCGGAGCCGAGAGGCTTCTTTTATTTTATCCAAAATTGCGCCGGCGCAAACCGGAGAAAGAGTGAAACAGTGAAAGAAATACTCATGCAGACATATACTATTGTATTACCGGTTCTTTTAGGGTATATCGTCTGGATCTTGAAGAACCAGAAAAAGGATCGGGATGCAAACAGCAAGGGAACCATGCTCCTGCTCCGTACTCAACTGATCGAGTACCATGCAAAGTACATGAAACTGGGAGATATCCCTTCCTACGCATATCAGAACTTCTGCGAGATGTATGATGCATATCATGCGTTGGGTGGAAATGGCATGGTAACAAAAATGAAACAGG